TTACCGTTTCACCGCTATCCGTTTTCAACAAATGTTTTCTAACCCCCCCCCCGAAAATTAGCGGTCTACCGATAATAATGCTCATACGCTCCTCCTTACTCCGCTTCCTCCGCCGCTTCCTCCGCCGGAGTATTCAGCTTTTCCAGATACGCCGCCAGATACGCCTCCGGACTGGCCTGTTCACCTACGATGCTCTTGGCTGTCCGGAGGGTGTTGATCTCCGTGATGTACCCATCGTCCCCCACGCAGATGACCGTCTCGTTCTCATACTTGAAGTTCTTGATAGCCTTAGCTACCCGTTCGTCCTTGCAGGTCTCTCCTGCCTTTACAATGTAACCTGTGTACATGTTTGTTTCCTCCTTGTTTTATTGTTTGGTGGCGTTTTCTGCCAACCATGTGATGAAGTCGTCAGATGCCGTGGCACCAGAGGGGAATGTGATGGAGATAACTCTGTTAGTCCATGATCTATAAGGAAAATCATAGTTGGAATAAATTGAACTTTGTGAGTTGTAGAAGTTAAGCCTATCGTTTACATACTGTAAACTGTACAGGGATGCGTCCCCCTGTGAGGTGTTCATAGTTCCACTTATAACTTGAGACACAGCCGGTGCAGTTAGATCTTCATTCAGCACCCACGTCCCCTCAAGTGTAGGTGTAGGGGTGGGCTCAGGTGTTACCCCCCCCCTCCCCAAACGGTGTGCCATCCAGGGAAATCCATTTTTGCTGAGTGAGGTCATAAAGGTATGCATCCTTGGCTTGTGCATAGCCATCGGTCCCACCAAGGAACACACCACTCACCCCGATACTCAGTGCTCCATCTTTTACCTTAACTGCTTGCCAGATGTTGTCAAACAGCGACTCCTGAATGAGGAGTTTATCGTTCTCCAGTTCATAAGCCCCTGTAAACTTGTATGCAGGATTATCCGCGCCTGCCCGAGCAAATACAAGTTCTGTACTTGACAACACAGTAGAGTTATGGGAGTTTCCTACATGACCTCCTACCGTAACAAGGTCAAAATCCCCTGTTACAGTGTTAAATCTTTGAGCATAATTAACACTAGTAGTATCATAAGCCAAGATACTTGGTACATTAGTTCGCTCCATTCCCCCAAACCAATAGATATACTCCCCTATGTTTATTCCCGGCATGAAGCAATTTCTTACAGCAGTTGTTGTAACTCTTATCTGCTTCCTTGAATTTATTTTTGTTTCAGTATCAAAACATTCAATATAAGTAACATACGGAATAGAGCCGTCAGCAGCATAGAAGGGTCTTTTTGAATATAGTATATTTCCTACTGCTACTACAGATGCTCCTCTAAAATCATTACCGCGACCGTAGATATATCCTATATTGGTTGCAATAGATGGGTTTTCTGAATCTATTTCATAGACAATGGTAGAATCGGAATATGCAGAAGAACCAGCAGAATTATCTTGGCCAGCAGTAAAATAAATCTTTGTTCCTATAGCGACAGCACTTCCAAGCTGACATTTACTGGATATTCCCGAAACAGCTACATTTGTATATGTGTTAGTTTCTGTATCGAAAACTAAAATATACGTATTACTGTTCGCGTTAGAAGAAGCTCTATCAGGGAGACTGTCGTTATCGTGACCAAACAAGTAAAATATCTTATTTCCAATAACTACCGCCGGAGCAGTATAGTGTTTAAATTCCTGAGCAGCTCCCTTTACTGCAACCACCCATCCAGTGTCTTCATATCGATAGATGATGCTGTATATTTTGATATAAAAGTGTCCGTTACAGTATGCAAGGGATTGAGGCATATATGACGAAGGCGTAGAAATTCCATAGGCAGAAACAGCTTCTTTCCCAAAAGACGTAGCCTCCTTTACTAACACTTCGCTTGGCTTATCAGCAATCCGTACCCACAGCTTGCTTGTATCTGCGGGGGGGGGAGTAAGGCCATAGGCTATATTCAGTTCACCGCCTCCGCTGCCAGCGGCTATGCCCTTGCCCACAATGGTACTCATCACGACACCTCCTTCACGTCGCACACCGTCACCTGAACGCTCAGGTCAGCGGTGGGCTTCTCGCCCACAGCGTAGGCGGTGAATGTTCCGTTGTTGTTGGCGATGTAGATAGCGTTGGTGCCGTCGTCCAGCATCTGCTGTATCGCCGTTGCGTCTGCCTGAATGTCCGCCTGACTGGTGGCCGTTCCGCCTGTGATGGTCACGCCCTGGGTGTAGGGGCTTGCGCTCCCCGTCCAGCTTGCCGCCGCCAGCATCAGCGATAGCTTCTTGTCCGTTGCCTTGCCCGCTACGGCGTTAATGGCCTGAGAGGGCGTAGCCGTTGCCGGGTCAAGCCCCAGCGTTTCCGCCACCTCGTCCGTCAGCAGTGTGGACTTGTTCAGCGGTGTGCCCTCCGTGGTGGGGTTGTCCTGCCGGGTCATGTCGTACACGTTGTCCTGCCCGGAAACAGGCGTGAGCTTGACGCGGCCAGGATAAAGGGAAATTCTGTCCTGCATATCTGCTCCTTTCCGAAAAAGATGGAGCCGACTACGTTTCCATAGTCGGCTCCTATTGCCCTTTCCCGTGCCCCGATTGGCCGGGAGTAACGTTTATTATTTGATTTCGTTGGAGTACAAGTCTCCCGAGTAAAACCACGACTTGGCTATGTTCTGCACAAGCTGGTCTACCAGTATGAGGATACTTTCAATATTGTTGGCCTTTCGATAGTCCAGCGGCATTGTAGGAACCTCCGGGGCATTGGATGGTACAGGCAACGCACTACGTATTTCTGCGATGTCCGCGAGGTACTGGTCAATGTCCGCCTGCGTGGGAATGTCCGTTTCCGTCCACCCTTGCTTTGCCGTTACCGTCACGCTGTAACCATTCGCTTCCAATTCCTCCGCCACATACAGCACAGCTCCCGCAACGCGGTTCAGGTCAGTGTAGTTGTACGACCCCTTGTTGTCGCTCAAGAAAAGCACGTCCGCCGGGGTGCCGCGCCCAGCTTCTATTTCACTGAGCGCGGCAATGACCGCATCCACGTCCGCCTGTGTTCGGTTTGTGATAAGGCCCAGATCGTCAAGCGCCATAGGTTACACCTCCCCGGAAAATAGGTCGTTGCTGTAGTAGAAATACGGACTGATGATCCACGCACCTGTGACTTCCGCGTTGTACACCACCGTGTTGGACAGTTTTATCTCCATCTTGTGAAGATTGCCTGTGGTCAGCAGGCCCCACGGCGTGTAAATGCTTACGCAGTCGCCCAGCTTCTCGCCACCGTATACCACGGTCGCCGTGTTCGTGTCACGCAGCGAATAATACTTGTACAGCCGGTCCGCCACCGCCTGTCCAATCTCATCAGATACAAGAGTTGCCGCCGTGACTTCCTTTACGTTCTCCCGGTCGGATGCGGTCACGTTGGGGTTGATGGCACTGTACACCGTCCGGGTGTCTTTGTACTTGACCCCATTGATGGTCACGTTGCCGTTGCTGGCTTCTACATAGCTATGCGCCGTCACGTTTACCTTTGTGACCACCGCGCCGGTTGCAACGGAAGATCCGACGAACGTCCGCCCGCGTGGAATAAGAATAGGCTTTGTGGGCTGGTTGAATACCCGAAGCTTGTTCCCGCCGTCTGTTGCCAGACAGACGCCCCATGCAAATATGATTTGCTGAATGGCGCTGCGGTTGGTGCCCTTAACAATAACGCCTGTTAGTGTTGTGTCCTCCACATCGCTCTCATACTCCACCTCAAAGGGCTTTGCAAGCGTTTCTAAGAGCGTTTTTGCACTCACTCCATCAAGGTATGCACCTCCGCTGAACGGCGTGTATTCAAGCACTCCAAGCGCGTCCTGGCACTCTATCACATACACGTTTGCGGACGTGCGTGACGAGTTGTTAATGTAGTATGTCCCCAGATGCCGGTTGTCGTTCCACACCTCCACCGGCTGTTTCAGCTGGAACAGGTAATCCACATCTTTCAGGCTGTCAAGCGTCCAGTTTAGCGTGGACACCGGCAGCTCTACGGCGGCTTCGTTCGCCTGGTTTACGATGGATGCGTTGCGTATTTCGTTCATCCCGAATTTACGCACCACGCCCAGCACGATCTCATTGACCCGCGCCCGCCGATGGGGGACTACGGTCTTTTTCAGAGTAACCTCCACCTTGTCAAAGCTCTCTACCCGGCAATCGCAGAAGTACACCGCGTTATCAGGCTGAAACGACTGCGCCCGCCGCAGCACCGCGCCCTGATACCACGAGATTTCTACCTCGCTGCAATACTCTCCTGTGTCCTCGTCAAAGGTAAGCTGAATGCCCATGCTGGAATACTGCTGTGTAAACGTCATGGTGATTTTGGGCGGGTTGGTAAACTCTCCGCTGTCCCCGGAAACCTCCGTAGACCAAAAGCCTACCTTGTCCTCCGCGTACACGCCATCAAAGGTGCCGTCCAGCACCCAGCGGCTCCGTTCCAGCGTAATAAGCTTACCCGGAGCCGCTCCGTGCGGAATTTGGGTGAGGTCTCCTGTGCCGCCGGTGGCGACCACAGTCGCGTCATCCGCCGCGCCTGGGGCTATGTCCTTGTACAGAATAGTCGTTTTCGACATAGGCCACCTCTCAGGGGCGGAGCTGCGCGTCCATCGGGACGAAGTTCACCTCGATCTCGCCCCAATAGTTCACGCCCCCATCGCCCTTCTCCAAGTCCTGCGACGCGCTGGTGTAATACGCTTCATACGCAATAGTGGTCTGGCCGTCTGCCGCTTCCAGCATAACGGAGTCATCCACGCTGTGTTTGTACAGGTAGTCCCAGAAATCGTCAAGTCCCTTGTAGTTGTCGCCGCGCCGAAAAACCGTCAGCTTGTGACCAAGGTATGTCCCGATGATGTCACGCACCATGCGTCCCGTCATTACGCGCCCTGCGTTCTCGCCGTCCAGCACGTTAAAGTTTCGATTGTACTTGGATATCGCCACATCGGCATCAAAAGAGATGCCGTTCAGTTTGATGTAGTTCATCCCTGCACCTCCGACAGATTAACGCCGATGCGCGTACCCTCCGCCTTGTTCAGCCGGTACACGACCTTGCCCAGCACGTCCTTGTCCAGCACCAACACGGCTTCATTGCTGCCGCCATAGCCGCTTTCCACAAGCGCTTGTTTGAATGCCTGCACCATCGTAGCAAGGGGCGTTTCAATGTTCGTCCCGGATTTCTGATCGCCAAGCACTGCCATAAACTCCCGGTTCGGAGGGATGACCGCGCCCTGTGCCAAACGCGGGATTTTAAGCTCGTTTACATGGGAAATATTGATGCCGAAGGACTTACCGCCGATACCCGGCACCCAATCCGGTATCTCAAAGTGTATCTTGTTCAATTGGTCAATAAGCCAGTTGATACCTTTGATGATGAGGTTTACAGCCGCCTCAAAAACGCCGACGATGGTATTCCAGATACCCCGGAAAATTTCTTTGATACCTTCCCACGCTTTTTTCCAGTCCAGCGTAAACACGCCGGTCAGAAACTCAATAAAGCCACCGAAGATTTGCTTTATACCCTCGACTACGTCATTAACGTAAGTTTTCGCCAACTCTATCAGCTCATGGAACCTACCGTTTGTGCTTTCGTCAAGCCAGTCAAGCAAACTTGTCAGCCCCAGTTTGAACCAGTCAAAAACGCCCAGGGCAAATGTCTTTACGCCGGTGAGCATTTGAATGACAGACTGTTTCATTTTCTCCAAGTCAAATGTAAGGATGCCGGAAATAAGCCCCAGCGCGCCCTGCACAATGTCCTTAATGCCGGTCAACATATCTCCTACTGGGGTACCGGCAAGGCCGCACTTTTCTATGATGGTGTCTATGATCGCTCCAAAGATATACCCCACAAAGTCCAGCAAATCGGCCAGCAAAATACGGGCGTGGTTTACAAAGTTGATGATGTTGTCCAGCGCCGCGCCCCAATCCCCGGAGAATACGTTGCCGATAAACCCAGTGACATCCTTAAACAGGTTTACAATGTCCTGCCCTATCTTCTTGAGCTTGTCCGCGATTTTATCAAGAAATGCAAAATTTGCCGCCGTGCTAAAATCCGGTAGAATAATTCCGGACCCGCCGCCGCTTTCACCGCTTAACTTGTTAATCTCATCAAACGACGCAAGCTGTTTACTTGCAGACTTTGCCGCGCCGCCCACGCCTTTATATGCGTTCTTCTGGTCATTCAGGGATTTTGCCGCATTGGCGCTTTCTTTTGCCGTTGTTCCAAATAGTGCGGATACAATATTCGCGATAAACGAAACCACCGTAGCCAGTACCTTAACCAGCGCAGTAAACGCCGGGATGATAATCTGCACAAGCGGCTGTGCCAGCGTCAGCAGTGCGCCCTTTAGCTGCGCGATAGCGTCACGCGCCTCACCGTTTACGGCCACCACGTCCGCCAGCCAATCCCGGAGTGCCGCCAACGCACGGGCAATGATGGTAAACACCAGCGCCCGCTTTGCCAACATTTTTACGCGCTTTGTAAACGCCTCCATGCCCTGGGATGCCTTGTCTAACCCTTCTTGTATCTTTCCTGCGTTCTTGCCGGTATTGCCAAGCTGCTTACTTAACTCACCGGCCTTTGCTTTCATTCGGTCAAGCTCCGCTTCGCCCTCGCGGATAGCGGCGTTCTGCTTGTCCAGTTTGTCATTCATGGCGTTCCATTCTTTTTCCATAGACGCTACAGCGGCTTCCTGCTGCTTGATAGCATCACTGGTGAAGAACTCGCCGCCGCCCTTCATCTGCGCCAGTTTTGCCTTTGCTTCGTCAAGCTGTGCGCCCAAATTGTTGGCCTGATTAAACAAAGTATCTCGCGCGGATTTCTTGTTGGTGAGCTTTTCCTGCATCGCTTCTATTTTCTTTTCCAGCGCATTGAGTTCTTTCTGCGCCTGCTTATCGTCAATGTCGGCCTTGATGATAACGGAGCCGTCCGCGTTTGCCATACAATCACCTACTTGCTTTTATGGTATTTATGTGGTACTATAAACAAACCACAAAAAACTTCTTGGAGGGCGGAAGAAAATGGATAAAATGACTAAGTGTAAGACCTGTGGCGCAGATATTGCAAAATCCGCGAAAGTCTGTCCCGCTTGTGGAGCCAAACAGAAAAAACCGGTTGTGCTGATCGTTATAGCTGTGTTTATTGCTATCGGCATTATTGGCACTGCGCTTGGCGGAAACTCCCCAGAAAAGGTTGGGGATACAGGCGCAAAAGGCGGAAACGGATCAACTGCTCCGCAGAAAACGGAATTTGCAGTTGGTGACGTTGTCTCCCTTAAAGACATTGAAGTCACATTTGTGTCTTGCACCCAATCAAGCGGAGAAGGTTTTTACACACCAGACAGCGGAAACGTGTTTCTATTTTGTGAATTTTCCATTGAGAACAAATCCAGCAAAGATATTTCCATAAGCTCTATAATGTCCTTTGAAGCGTATGTCGATGACTACTCCACAAACATGAGCATGACCGGAACGTTGGCCGCAGACAAAGGTCAGCTGGACGGTACTGTTGCATCAGGGAAAAAGATGTCCGGCGTAATAGGCTACGAAGTCCCAGCAGATTGGAAAACGCTTGAAATCAGATTTACCCCGGATTTTTGGTCTGGAAACGACATTACATTTATTGCAAATCAATGACCGCTACGCAGCCGCCCTCCGGGGCGGCTTTTTTACGTCCAGCCTTTAATGATTTCTTCCTCAGTTTTCGAGTACCTCCGCTTGATGTCGATAGCGTCGCGGTTTCTGCGGTAAAACTCCTTGTCGGCTTTGTCTTTCAGTTTGCCCTTTGCTTTTAAGTCTCGGATCCTCACGATTTGGGCAAAGTAGCAATCCCCGATTTCTCCGTAGTACGAAAGAAACGTCCACCAATGCAGATACGGCAACGCCCGCACTTCCTGCCCCGCTATGCGGTTGATGGGGGCGATGAGCAGTCGAAAATCCTGTTCCCAGTCCATCAACTTGGTTGATTTTTTTTGCGCTTCCTTATTTCCGCCGTTGATAAACCAAAAGCACTGGTTTATCGCTTCTTCCGTGTGCTCCCAAGGCATAGCAAAAAAACCGGAGTAAAACATTCCCAACACGCCGATGCACTTTTCTTCGCTTGTTAGTTCAACAGCAGACAGCACCGAGAATATGTCCAGTATCACGCGGAAATCCGTTTCTATTTGGTATTCCGTTCCACACACCTCAAGGCTCGTCGGAAGGTCGTACATCATCTGTGGTACTTGGCCGTATACTTTGCAAGCTTCTCACTGTGAAAAGCCTTTTCCCGCTTAATCCCCTCGTCCAGCTCGTCCATGATGGCAACCATCAAGTTCATCCACAGCGGAGCACCGTCCGCGATAGCGTAAACGCTCACGTTGCCAAACAGCGGTTCACACACCGGCTGCTCAAACACCCCGTCAATAGTCTCACGCATTTCGGCGTCCATATTTCGGAGCCAGTCAAACATTTCGCGGGCGCTCATTTTTTCTACGTTATCGTCCCGCGCATCCTGCTTCTTTTTCAGCGCGTCAAACGCCGTGTACAGCTTGTCTGCAAACGCCGGATCGCTGGGATTAAAAACCACCGTGCATTTGTCATTCAGGTGGTATTCCTGTACGCCGGTGGTGATTGTCAATTCCTTCATGTGTTCCCTCCAAAACAGGGGCGGTTGCCCGCCCCTTTATTTAGGCCGCAGTAAACTCAATAGCGCCGCCGCTGCCCTTCTTCACAGTGCCCACAGTGCGGGTGCCGCCGTAGGTGATCTCGCTGGTGATATTCAGAGTGCCGCCGCCCTCGCCGCCGATGCCGGTGATGGCAATAGCGCAAGCGTCGTAGCGCTCCGCAAACATCGCCTCGCCGCTGGTGGCGTAGAAGTGACCAATCATCATGTCCTGATTTGCCAGCGCCTGGGCATCCTGGTCTTTGACGGCCAGGTTCCACATCTTCACCGCCGCAGCGTCGCCCGCATCCAAGGGGATGGGATCAAAGGTCTGCGTGATGGTAGGCTTTTTCATGGTCGTAAAGGTGTGGCCCAGAATGTCCTGCTTGGTGTCGGTGCTCCAGTCCATTTCCTCGCTGCTGTCCTCAACGCGCTTACCGATAGCGCTCCACACAGGGGCGGAAGTGGTGCCGGTGTTCAGGTACGCAATGAGCAGTTCGCGGTCAATGGTCTGGCCCACTGTGGTGTTGAATTCCAAATCTGCCATTATACATTCACCTCGTAATTCAGTTTCATAAGGATTTGGTGATCTTCGTCCCCGTTTTCATACATGGCAAACAGGGAAGATCGCGTGGTCGGCTCCATGCTGATAACGCGCTTGTCATCTCCGATGTCGGGCTTCTGACCATTTGCCCAATCTCCGATAGCGTTCAACAGTTCGTCAGCCTTGAGCCGTTTGTCGTTGCTGTTCCCCGGCTTCACTCGGTAGATTATCTTGAACTGATACTCCGCCACATAACCGCCGGTGATATACTTCCGCACGATGTAAGCCGCCTGAATGGTCGACATCGCCATAGCGGAAGTGTCGGCGGGAAGAAACTCAAAGCGAATAAGGTCGACTGGCAGCTCCGGGTATGTGTTCAGCCACACAAGCAGCTTGCGCGATACTTGATCCTCTTCCGCCGCTGACACGGCCTTTTTAATCTTTTCCAAATTTCTTCACCGCCTTATCTGCCACCCGCACCCACTTCTCCATGTTCTGCGCTTTGGAAGCATCAAACCAATGCGCCTGTGCCTGCGGATGCATTGTTGTGTTAAATACAAGATTTCGGTCTGTGACCACCTTGTGCCCGCCCTTTGGGGCGTATGTGCTGCCGGTCGCCGGGTCTACCATCACTTTTCCATAGTACAGAAACCGGGCGTATGGGCCGGGGTAAATGACCTCGTTGCCTACCACCCGCGTTCTCTGCGTCAGAGAGCCTGTAAGCGCAGGCACAAAGGGGATGGTGTCTTTCATCACCTGTTGCGCCAAAACGCTTTCAGCGCGGCCACAGGCCCTTGCAAGCTGCCGCTTTACCTCGTCCATGCCGGACACGTCAACAGAGAACTTGAGCGACATATTATGCCCCTCCGACTTCCCAATGCTGCATATCCGCGCTGCCAAAATCTTTCTCGTCCACTTTGGTCACGTTGTAGCAGCCGTCCTGTGCCATAGCCACGTCCTCTTTGTCTGTGACAAACTCGCCTTTCACAAAGAACGTCAACCCGCCGTTACCGTTCACAGACAGCGTCCAAAGCTCGGACTTGTCCGCCGCCGCAAGAAACGCCTGCGGGGGCGCGTAAGTTTTGGCTTTACCTGTCGTTCCGTCCACCGCTTCCACGGAAAACGGAATGTACAGGTTTACCGCGTCCGCGCTCTCAAGTCCGCTTTCACGCACGTTGACAGCCTTGCTGGCTTGCAGCATAACCCCGCGCAGGATGGTCACATACAGCTTTGTGATTTCCTCAAAAGTCGCCGGGTCAGTCTCCTGCACGGCGTTGTATACCGTTATAGTGTGGGGCGCGTACAACCACAGCACCCCCCTCCCCGATACAAAAGCCCGGTATGCGCCAGATACTCGTTACAGGTCGCCGCCAGCAGTTTCTTCGCACCGTCCGTAGCGCTTAGTGCGGATGCGGCAGCTTCTCCGCCGCTGGCCAGCGTCCGGGAGTACCCGCCTACCGTTTCGCTTTTCACGTCATCGCCGGTCGCCGCGTTCGTCAGTTTGGTTGCGGCAAGCTGCTGCGCGGCTTCGATCAGCTGATACTTGTCCACAAGTGCACAGCAGCACATTTTTACCGCGTCCATATCAGCGTTATCTTTTGCCCGGTTCTGCGTGTAGTAATCGAGGAAGGAGCTGGCTCGTACAGCCAGACGCGGAAAATCCTCCTCGCTCACGGTGCCCAAATAGGTCCCGGAGTAATAATCGTAATCAGCGTATGTCATGTGAGCCAGCTCCTTCCAAAACTGCGAGAATTTCAGCCTTTTTCATCGAACTGCTGACCCCTTCCACCCCGTTTTCATCGGCATACTTAAGCATTTGTGCTTTTGTCATGTCGGTGAAAACGGTGATGTCAGGGTCAGGCTTATTCAGCAGTTCAGTTAGCCCCCCACCGCCGGAGTGATGGAGCCGACCACCACACCGTCGATACGCTCAGCGAAAAGAGCCATGCCGTTGATAACGGTGTCAGATGCGGTCATGTTGGTGTAATCGGGCTCCTCATGGATACCGATATAGCCGGTGGCATCGGTGGTGAAATCGAACACCTCGCCAAGATCAGCGCCGTTCACAGGAATGTAGTACAGGACAATGTTGTCCTTGGCGGTGGCGTAAATCTTGCCCTTGGGAACGCTGGAATTGAGAATCACGGTGCCAAGGCCGAGGAAGTTCTCAACGTAAGTCATTCCGAACGCGGTCTGCAAGGTAATGTTTGCGCTTGCGAGGTAGTCAGCAACATCCAGCGGGTTCAGGAAATACACCGCACCGATTTCGTCATCTTCAAACAGCACCTGCAGCTGGCCCCATGCCTGAGCCAAGGTCGCCTGGAAGGTCGCGCCGGACGCCGTGCCCGTGCCGGTTGCGAGGAAGTCGAAAAAGTCTTTACGAATACCCTTCTGGACGTCCTTGAGCATTTCGTCGGTGGTCATTTCTACCGCCTGATCGTAGCCGCGATCGGTGATTGCTTCGGCGGAGGTGGCCTTGCGCCACTTCTTGAGCGTAATCTCCTTGTAGTTCACGGCTTCGGTCTTGTACTTGCTGAGGGGAATGGTCTCACCCTCAGCAACAGCGCCGCTCTCCAGCGTGCCAGTGGCCTTGTAGCTCTTGAGCACAGTGCCCGCCTGCTTGGAAATCTTTCGGGTAACGCCCAGAGCCTCCATCAGCTTCTTGATGGAATAGCCAAACATTTCGGTAAATTCGATTTCGCGCACACGCGCGAGGTCAGCTTTCTTAATGAGCTTAGGATCAGCAGCCATTTTTATTCTTCCTTTCTAAACAAATCCATATTTGCGGCGATTGCAGCGCGCCGCTCCGCTCTGTCAGTGATTTGCATGATCTCGTCCTTTGTCATCGGCTTCCCGCCACCGTTAAAGCGCGCACCAGTGTCGACGCGAACGGTCTGCTTGGAGACAAGCCCCTTGTAAGTGCCGTCTACGAGTGCATCAAGAGACTTGGTGTCCTTGATTTTTTCCCCGTCCAGCTCCAATGCGGCCATTTCCTCGCCGCAGCCTCGCATAGCAAGGTCGAGATTCGCGCCGGTGATGTTTTTGCTCTCAAAGTAAGCACGGACAGCCTTTTCCTTTGCCGCCTTGCTTTCCTTTTCTGTGATGTCGGTCTTAAAGGCTTCAAAAGCCGAGTGTTCCTTCTCGTACTTCTCCTTATAACCGCCGTCACCTGCCGCCTTGAGGTCGTCCAACTGCTTCTGGACGCTTGGCAGCTTCTCCGCGTCCGCCTTGTACTTCGTGAGATCGTCCTTGAGGGGGTCGACCACGCCCAGATGCAGCGCAACCAAGCGATTTTCGATCTCTTCTGTGCAAGCGTCGCCGAGAATGTTTCTGATTTCCGCTCTCGTAAATTTCGCCATGTTATTCGTTCTCCTTTTCTTTGGCCCCAATTCTTCGGGGGCGAACGTTGTATAAAAACCGCTGTGCTTCGCGGGTTTTACTTAAAACAAAAGAGCCAACCACCGAGGAAAACTCGGTAGTTGGCTCCTATTGCCCTTCCCGGTGCCCGATTACACCGAGGATTGATATTTGATTTTCTTTTGGACTTCCAGCACGATAACACCGTCGCCTTTTCGCCGCACTTCTGCGTTGTTGCCGCGCTTCAAAATGGCTTCGATAGCCTGTACAATTTCATCACGGTTCATTGACTACCTCAATTTCTTTTGGGGCTACATCTGTAAGCTCAACTTTTGCGCCATCATCACACAGAATTACAACCTGATACTTGATCACGCGCACAATCTCGCGGGTGTAATCACGCAGCACTCGCACATCTCCGTCAAGTTCAAGCACAATTCCTTCGTAACTTCTTGCTTTAATTCTCATACAGCACATTCATCCTTTCCCGCTGCTCCGGCAGACCCGCCGCCTTACTGAACGCCTTGTACTTTGCATTCAGGCGGCGCAGTTTGATATTCACTGCCTGTTCTTCGTCTGTCAGCCCTGCGGCACTGTACGCCGCCTTTTCGCGCTTTAGCTTGCGTATGGTTCGCTCCACCTTGCGCTGCTCCTGCGTGGCTTCGTATGCCGTATAGGTCTTGCCATCAAACGTACAGCCAAGTCCATCATCAATGTGGGAAAGCTGCTCATCGGTGTAGGTGCGCTCACTTACGCCCTCAACCCAAACGTTGCGGCGGTGACGGCAGTTGACTCCTTCCAGCCCATCCACAGCCCCCAGCCCGCACACCTCGTAGATATTCGGGTAGATGTCGCCGCTGCGGGTGGAATACACTTTGCCTTGCCACTCCTTGTGCGATGCCCACGGCGACCGCCCTGGTACATCACGCGCCCCGGCGTGGGCAGACACTTCATAATACGGCGTTTCCAGATATTCCGCCGCTTGCTCCGTGTACTTACCGCACAACTGCGATACACCTGTCATTACTGCACGGCGGGCAGCTACGTCTACATGGTCACGGTGTCCGCTCTCATAGTCAATCACGCGCAGGCCACCGCTTGCAAGCTGCCTAACTGCGTCTTTGATGGCTTGCCCATAAGAGATAGCCCCGCTTTCTACTTTCAACGTAGCCGCGTCTAACGCCCACTGGTAAGCCTTTGCCGGGGGGAGCATTGTGCGCCCCGCGTCTACCAAAAAGCCCATTGATGCGGTGATGTTGCGGAACACGTCCTGCGTCTGCCGTCTGATTGCGTCAATGGTGGTCGCATTCACCAGCACGTCAGGCTGTGTTACACGGGCAAGGTCTATGACCTCGGTGTAATACTTTTGGTTGCGCTTCACCACATCGTCTATCAGCTCATTCAGCTTTTTTTCGCTGATGCCGGTGGTCTGGCGTATGGCCTTTTCAATCTCTTTCAGATCGATGCCATGTGCCCGCAGCCCCTTGATGTCCTGCACCGTAATTTCGTTCAGCTCATCCCGCAGCTTGAGCCGGGAGCATATCTCCATCAGAAGTGCGTCCTCAAGACCACGGTACAGCTCTGCCAGTTCTTCCGGCATGGCATCCAGCAGTTCGGGGGGGAATGGATACTTGCTCATCTTACATGGCCCAAAACTACCCAATTAGGGTTTTCATCTGTGCCAATGTTTACCCAAAAAGTACCGGGGTTTTCTCCATAGCCCATTACTCCACCTCCTGTTGCTGCTCCGTGGTCATGTCCTGCATCTTTGGTAGCGCCGCCTTTGCGGTCGCCTCGTCCTCGTTCATCCACTTCATGCGGAACTCCCAGTCATTCATGATGCCAGCGCTGAGAAGCTGCATATCGCGGTTGAAGTCCTGCCCCTTGTCCTCGATGATACTATCATCAAAGTCGATGGAGATTTCGACTTCCTCATCAAGTCCTGCGTCCATGTAGCGATTGCCCAATCGAAGCAGGATGCGACACAGCTCCGTAATCGCTTGCTCGAGCAAAATTTCATGCTTCTTGATAGTGCGGAACATAGTACTGTTTTCGCTAATGACCTGTGTAGCCGTGGCAATGCTTGTCTGATCGAATTTGTAATGATTCTCGCCAAATCCGCATTTGCTCGACAATATATTGAGCATATCTTGCATACCGGTGTTAAACTCTGCTGTGCGCAGCGTCATATCGACCTGCTGCAAAATGTTTCCATCAGATGCGCGATCTTCCGGTAGAACGTAGTAAACCGTTTCGCGCTTATCAAAGACTGGCCTACCATTGATGTCCTTGGTTGCTTCCGGCTGTACCACGATGCGCTTTTTTCCCAGCACAAACTCATTCACATAACTATCGTATGTAATATCAACGCTTTTGAGCTGGTCGATGGCGGAAGCGAACACTGCAACGCCCATAGGGTTATCTTTATCAGAGTTCGCAATGTTCAGGCGGTCAATGACAAACTGCGGCTTGGCGCTTCCTGTGCGGACAACAGGGGGGATTGCTTCAAAGCCCCGCACACTTGTTAGCGGCACTTCCTCCGCGTCGTACAGGTAGTTTTCAATGTCGTATTCGCCGCCGTTCAGCCGATGCACCTGAATGTAGGTGTATTCCGCATCATCAACTCGTTTTGTCCATGCGAAAGCGCACTCACGAATAATGCCATTGTCCCACGTCAGCGGGTAGATGTTTGCAGCGGTTACATAGTTGATATGAATTCTTCCGGGGTTAGCGATCTCTGCTGTATCAGGGTCAACGCTCATATCCTCCATGATTGGAACATAAGCAACGGTACCAACCGCGGATTTCCGCTCCTGCAATTCATTGGATTTTACTTCCCAGTTATTATCAGCAAGAACCGCATCTACAAATTCCTGCTCCTTCTTGCCCTCAAGCGTGATATTCACGCGCTCATTCATCAGCAGGTTTGCCCAGTCCTCGCATACTTTCTTGCCCATGTTGACGGAATACCTATGGCATTCCAGTTCTTCGATGCCATTCCACACCGTATAACTGTGGAAGTCTTTTACATCGCCGTCATACCATGATTTCCATACATCAATCAGCGAGTAAAACTTACTATCGACCGTATCAAAGCCTAATTCCTTTAATGCTCTGCGAATATTCACTCTTTCACCGTCCCATCATATGACCGGCACGTTCCAGGTCTTTGTAATAAGGCTCTATGCTGTATTCAAATGCGTCCAAACTATCAATATCGGACGTTCCATCGTCAAGGCGCTCGTCCTCAAACTTATCAGGATCATAAATCGCAGTTTGCAGCGCATCGATCAGATGGGGGCAGTTGCGCGAAACCTTAAAACGCCCCTGCTTCATCAGCAGCACCACGAGCCTGATCCTATCTGTGATTTGCAGTTTCATTGCGTTCTTTACCTGCGTCCCGAGGTGCATTTTCTGCGCGGTATGATCTAACCCGCGAATCAGCACCGTTTCCGCGCTGTCTGCCCGCGTCTGGCTATATCCGTACTTTGCCGTAACCATTTGGCAGAACGTAGCAAAGCGCCGATTCAGCGCGTCAGGGTCAATCTCTTCGGTTTTGATGTATTCTTCTTCCAGCGCGACCACACGATAATCTTTTGTAATTCCGGTCGCCTGAAACTTCGTTGCGGATTTCGTGCCGCCAAAGTCAACGCCAATGGAAATAACAGAGAATTTCGTCTCCTGTTCCTCTGCCCATTTTAAAGGATCATCGATCAAATACTTTTCGGTGTCGTTTGCAAAATCCTTGTAGACAACGCCCTCCGCCGCTACCCACAAACCGCGCACATATCGATCATAAAAGATACCGGCGTACATATTCGCGTAACGCTCGAGCGTTCTTGCACTCAAGCCGGGGTTGTCAGTCATTTCGAAGTGGAGATATAGCGTGTTCCGTTCGCGGTGTCGCTTAATCCACTCCTGATAAAACCAGTGATGCGGACTGCCTGGGTTACAGGAGAACCACAGCTTTGCCCCGTCCACAGAGCAGCGTGCAAGCGCCTGTTCCACAAACGAGCGCGGCATCAGCACCACTTCGTCCAGCAACACACCCGCCAGCGTGCGGCCTTGAATCAACGTATAGCTTGCCTCATCCTTGCCGCCGAACACCTCAAAATAATTCGTCACGGCGCCGCGCCGCACTTCCATTACCTTGTCGCCACGCCGCCAACGAATGATATAGCGCTCTTTGGCAAAACTCATCGCCATAAACGGCACGATGATGTTCTTTGTGCAGCTATCCACCGTACGCCCACACACGCCGAAACGCTGACCGCTGAAATTCTCCATCGCCCAGCGGACAAACGCCCACATCATGATGGAGGTTTTGCCGGAACGCACAGCGCCGTCGCAGATTAGCGCATCATAGCTGGAATATGGGAAAGCAAGGATTTTCTTTTGTTTTTGGCTAATCATTTTCGTCAGAACAAATCCTTACAATCGCCGCAACTTGGTTAAAGTCCAGATAAATAGGTTTATTTTCTGCAATTCCGCTTATGTCATAAGATGTTACCTCTCCAAGTGCGGTTTTCTCAAGTGCGAATTTATCGCATTTAATCGTAAATTCTGCACCGCATTTAAAGATTACCCTAATTGACATTTTACTCATCGCTCTCAAGCTCCTTTGCCATTTCCTTTAGGCTCTGACTAAGTGCGTCTTCCCTCACCGTGTCGGCAGGACTCCCGCCGATCATCGCCCACTTGTCGATCAGCGTTCCCATCGCCGTTGTGATTTGGCTGAGATTTGCCGCTGCCAGTTTCTCCGGGTCGTTGAGCATTTCAAGCCCCTTGCCGATGAACGAGCACACAAGGTCTTTGTGGTCGTTCATGTATTCCATCACATCGGCGGTGTTCTCTTCTTTTTTTTGTTCGCACTTTTCCACAATGTCGGCATTCGCCCGCACAAGGTTCTTAACGGTCGTTGCGGACACGCCGTTGATTTTCGCTGTGGCGCAAAAGTTGTTCGTCTGCACATAGTCCGCCAGTATTTTCTTTTTCTGCCGGTCTGTCAACCTTGCAGCCACTGTCACCACCTCGCTTTGTCTGACGCACCGGCCTCCCACCACTGGCCTTTGTCGTTGGCACGTCTGTACCCGGCTTTCGCCTCACCTAAACCCATTGAGCTTTCTTTTGATTATGCTGCTGGTGCTCTACCAGCAGATCATTGATGCCGCCCAGAAGGTGCGACCTCCCGCTCCCCGAAATGTGGGGTGGCATCGGCCTGCGGCATATTGCTCCCTCCGGGCGGAGCCGAAGCCCCGCCCATCAGGAAAAGAAGGGGGAAAAGAAAAAGAATGGAGATGCAGAGTTTGCCCCCGCATCTCCCATGATAAAGTGCGTTTTTTCAATTTTTCCACTTTTAAGTGGAATTTTCAAAAATTATTTTTCGGCAATATCTACCACGCAGGGATAGTCCGTCCTGCCCATCAGATAGTCCACCGACACGCCGAATTCATCCGCTATGCTTTTCAGCGCGTCCATCGTCGGCTTCGCCGTGCCCAGCTCATACCGCCGTATGGCGTCCGAATTCAGCCCGCAGCGCTCCGACAGCACATACCGCTTCAGTCTCTTTCTCTCCCGCAGCTTTCTCAGCCGTTCCGGGAATTCGCTCATGTCAGCACCTCCTCCGGGAAGAATGTCTCCCGCACCCCGCCGCACTCCGCCACGATGTACCGACACTTCGGGTGAACGTACACTACCGTGCCCTTGCGGACAGGGAAACGCTTTTCATCGTTGGCACCGGAGCCGGGGTACTCGCTCGGCAGCGTCATAAGCCGCGCCTTGATCGTGTCACCCTTCTGCATCGCCGCCGTCCTTTCTCTCGCCGTAGGAGCAGAAATCGTCCGGCTCTACACATACCGCATTGCCGGAATGTCCGCGGGCATTTGTCTTTGGCTCCGTATGTAGGTAACACAAACCGTTTGGGTAGTTGCGATAGTGCTTGCAGCCCTTGCACCGCACCACCGGCACCGCATCCACCGTCGGCGCATTGTCTATGTCCTCTGCGTCTACATAGTCAAAACACCGTTCATTCCCCCAATATTCTTGCTTCTCCAATTTGTCCGCGTCGATTAAACGTGACATTTCAAATTCCTCCCTTTGTTACCTCTTTCCAATTTTCTAACCGTTCCATCACTTCACGTTCTTTCTCTCTCCGTAGGAGCAGAAGTCGTCCGGCCTGCGGCTCTGCCACGCCTCTGGATGTACGTTGCCGTCCGAGTAGATTTTCAGGCATACGCCCATGTCGTAGTGCTTGCAGTCCTTGCAGCGTACCACCGGCACTGCATCAACGGTGGGCGTATCGGCTATGAGCTTCTGAATTTTGCTGTGTGCGGCAAAGTTTACAAGCCATTTTAAATCGTCTGTAATCTGCACCTGTGCAGACATATAGGCCTCGGATTCGTCCACGGCCATTTGATCAGCGTCAATCAGCCGCATCGTTGTCACCTCCGTCCATCTTCGCGCCGCAATTAGGGCAATAAGGCGTGAGGTCAAACCCCACTATACGCCTGCACTTCGAGCACCTATAGCCACTAATAGGGTCTATTTTATTCACACACACCCACACCCCATGCACCACCGGGGCAACATCAGCGGCGGGCAGTTTCTCCAGCATCTGCGCCGCTTTTTCAAAATACGGAGCAGCGTCCATCAAAACCGCCATGTTTGCTTTTTCGCGCAAAATAGACAGACACGCTTCCTTGTCAATGTATTCAGCCATTGTCGTTCTCCTCTCCAGCTTTTCTGTGTGGCGTTCCCGGAACCCATACCTGCTCACGGCAGGCGTAACATATTCCGTCCTCTTTCCACTCTCCATGACCATATTTGCAGTCGCTACACATCGGCATCGCCGTTATCTTCCTACCACAATATGGGCAATAGTTCGTGATTTCTCTCGCATTCGTCCCTTGACCACGCCGGTATCTGGCGAACGGCATCCACATTCCACAGCCAGTACACTGCGGAGTATCTGCCTCATATACTCTCCATTTAGCCATTGTAGTTCCTCCTTATCTCACGTTCCATGATGCCCAGCGGCGTGTGCTTTCGTATCCATGTGTACATCCACGCCCTACTCTCCGCCGTGCCCATCGGCTTCTTTTTCGGCGGCAGTTCGCCGTTCTTCGCAGCGACGGCAGTGGGGTTGTGCTTATGTTCTCCCATCACTTCATCTCCTCTTTCAGTTCGTCGTACAACTCACTGAACTTCTTATTCCAGTGCTTCAACCAGACAAGGACCTGAATGCCTATGACAATCCAAAGCGCTGAAGCAAGGTTCTGTAAAAGGTTGTCCACTACCCCACCACCTTTGTCCAAAACTCTCGACGACAATCGGAGCACCGCCGACGCATACAATCGGTGGTAACTCGTATATCAGCAGAAATACGCTTGGGGCACAGGATCAAAAGCCCGGTGTTATCAATATCAGCCTGAGGATACTGCTCCAGAAAAACACTCTGTCTGGTCTTGCGTGGGTGTGCAGCAGACCATTCTTCGGTGTTCTTCACAATTTGCACCGCATCAACGCCCCATACCTCACTCATGGTGCCGCACATTCTGTTCCGCTCCTCGATAAACTTCACAGCGTCCATCACATTTCCATCCATCTGCACCCGTCACAGGCGCCCTCGTGTGCTTGTTTGTACTTTCCGCAGTATTGGCATAGCTCGTTGATAAGTGCCTTGCGGTCTGCCGCCAGCTTCTCGTTTGCGGCCATCAAACTACTATTGGCTCCATCCAACTGCGAAATGCTGTCGTAATGCTCCTTTAGCTCTTCCCGTGTTTTCAGCAGCTCCGCGTTGCGTTGGATCAGGCCGCCTTGCAGCTTTGCGATCTCCTCTGGGGTGTAGCCGGTGTCCTCGTAGTCGGCGAGGCGGCTCCACGCTGCTTCTTCCCATGTGCAGCCGCGGGAGCAGTCGCCGTTGCGCGCGAAACACTCCATGCCGCCAAAATGCGTACAACATACGCCGTTTTCATGCGTGGTTTCCTTGCTATACTTAGTCAACCGATCCATCGTGTTCCTCCTTCTCCCACCGTATTTTCATTTGTGCCGGGTATAGGTCAACCTCCGGTCTGCGCTTACCCGTCCAACGCAAGCCGCCAGCCTGTCCCACGCATTTCCACCCGCTGGCTTTCAGACTTGTGCCACTTTCGCTGTCCAGTATGTAGGTCACAAGTCGTTTGTAGCCCATCGCCCGTGCCGCCCGCCAAGCAGCGGCGTACAGCATAGAGCAAGCATTGTGGGTGCCATCTGTGCATAGCCGGTTGACCTCCAGCGTCCATCCGTCGTCCAGATGCCGGCTCACCGGTCTGCCCACAATGGCAACGCCCACGATTTCCTTTCCATCCGTGCAGCCGATGGAGAACTTGTGTCCCACCACCGGTTTATGGTGTCGGTGGTGCTGCTCCACAAAGGCGTTCGCCTCCTTGAGCGTCATCGGGCAAACCTCAAGGCTCATTTTTGCTCCTCCTTCACCGCCACAGCCTTTGCCAGCTGTGCCATGCCCTGATTCATGTCATCTATCTGCTTATCCCTCCGTGCAATGGCGTACTTCAGGCTGTCGTTGGCTTTCATCAGTGCCTCGATGTGCCGCTGCTGGTTCTCGATCAGATCAGCGGCGGCGCTTTTTGCCAAATCCTCACACCCATTCTTGTGATGGCACGGACAATCGTTGCACATCGCATATATTGCTGTGCAGCACCGCAGCGCAGTCACGATCTCATCTCTTGTCATGTCATTCCTCTCAATCTCCAAACACAACGCCGCACTCGTCCTTCAGCACGTCCTTAATGTGCTTCCGCTTGATGCGGCCTTCGTTGATCTCCTCCGCCAGCTTCTCAAGGCACTCGTACAGATACGCGATGCTGTGCGTGTCCCTGCTGTCCGCTGTCTCCTCTTGGACGTGCCAGCCGCATTTGTCCATCAGCACCATCGCCACCATGTCCATGTTCTCCCGTGTGCCTTGCAGCTTACCACGCATAAAGATGCGGTCATCCCTGCTCAAATGCTGCTTGCCCATGTCAATACCTCACTCCGATGTAGTCCAGCACCCGCGCATAACCAAGGCCGTCTTTTGTGGGCTTCCACAGCCCATCCGTGTCGAATGCCCCACCGCCGATGCAGAACTGGTAGTGCTTCGGGTGCGTCAGCTTCATGCGTTCAAAGCGGTTGACGCCCTTTTCGAGGTGAGCGCCAAACCCGCAGAACATACAGCCCGTCCTCTGGCACCCCGTGCAGTGCAACTTGCAGTCGATCAGCGTCGCGCCATAGTCGTTCTCGCCGTCGCTGGCCACGATGTCGCCGTATACGCTGGCGTAGGGTAGTTGACGCTCCACGATAAACCGCAGCACATCCTGCTCCGTCCAGAAACTCATGGGCTTGCCCATAGGTCGCTTTCCCTCAAAAGCGTTGCAGCCGGTCGCCGTCCAGGTTAGAAATCTCCGTCGCCCTTCGTCCGCCATTGTTGCAACGATAGGCTTTTCTTTTGTCTCCACATCGTACTTATGCGCTGTGTTTTTCTTCATGACCCGGCAGCACTCAGACGATACAATAAACGGCGCGTCCAAAAGAAAAGCCCAGTTTTCGCAGTTATGCGCAGACGGGTTGCCGTCCTTGCCCAACAGTTCGCCACGAAGCCGAGCCATGCGCGTGCCGTTGCGGCTCCTTCGAGCCAGCCAAACGCAATTCGCCACATCTTTGCTCACAATGCTATACCCGTACTTCGTCACCACCTGCCGAATGTTCATCTTCGGGCGCAAACGGTTGAGATTGACAGTCACGCGGGGAAACTCCCTCCTCAGCCAGTCGGCGTACTCATTCACGAATTTCTGTATCTCTGGATATTCCAGCCCCGTGTTCACGAACACCAGATTTAGCTCCCAGGGCGGTGTCCTGAAGCTCGACAAGTACCGCGCCGCCAGATACGCCAGCACCGTGCTGTCCTTTCCGCCGGAGAAGCTGACGTAGCACTGTCCGCCCCATGCGGTGTACCACTCGTCCAGCTTTTCGTAGGTCAGTATCTCCTTATCCTGCACGTCCAGCGCCATAAGTTTTCTTGCCGCTTCATTCGTCAGCGGCTGGTTTGTGCGCTCCACGTCACACCTCCCGTATAGCAAACCCGTACCTACTGCGGAACAACTTTGCTTTCATGGAAAACACCCTATACGCAGCGCTACTCGGATCTTTATACCCCTTCACGTCTTCCACCACCGGCAGCCAGTACCGCTGTCCGTAGCTGTCAGGCGCTGTTCTGCGCTCGTACACGAAGTCCGCAATGTAGTCGATACTTTTCACCCGGTCGCCCTCAAACGTCGTGTACGCCTCTTGCAAGCAGTACCGCACCTGCAATTTCAGCCCACGTATCTCCCCGGCCTTTTGCAGCAGCATCAGCGTGTCGTAGCGCTCCGCCTCCTTCTTGCTGTCAAAGGTCAGCTTCCCGCGCTTGGTCTTCTGCGCCTTGTACTTCCCAGGTTTCCGCATCTTCTCCATGACCTGCTTCTGCGCCGCAGGACTAAGCCGCGCCAGATCGTTACTCATCAGGCCCATTCAGTTTTCCTCTTTTCTCCAGCCCTCGTTTGTTCATCGTGTACTGCGCCTCATGGACGCTGCGCATCTCTCCGCAGCGTTCGCACTTGCCGCCCAGTGTCCGCCGCCACCTGGGGGCGAAGATGTACTCGCCCTCCATGTCCCGGATGCACTGTCCGCACAGCTTCGCCGTGGCGATTTTCCAGATGCCCGCGTTCATGGCTTCGCCCCCTTGATGTACTTGCCCATCCAGGCATCACGTGCACCGTCGGTTTTGCCGACAGGTGCAGCAGGGGCATGTCCCCACCGTTCCCACTTCTCAGCATTTCGGCAAGCCGCTTTCCAGTCTTTCATGGGGGTCTTGCCAACCATCCAGCCTTTCGCTTCGTAGAAGTCGATAAAGCCTTGCGGGTCTACCGCCGAATGGCGTTCAGCCACGTAGGACTGAACCTCTGCCAGTGTGGGTGGGGTAAAGCGCTTCGCGCGCGTGCTCCCACCGTCAGGCGGGAATAAGTCTTTGTCTTTGTCTTTGTCTTTGTCTTTGTCTTCTTTCTTTGTCTTAGTAGGCTTGGGGTCATTTGCGTTTGCTTCGGTTTGCTTGATTTTGCTTAAACTTGCTTGCGTTTGCTTGCCGCCTTTTGTCCCGTTCCTTGCCCGTTCAGCGGAAAGCTCCTCGTCCCTGTCCAGCATCGTCCGGAACACCGGAAACAGTATGCTTTCCGCACCATCCAACTCCGGCGGGGTGCCTGTTCTTGCGTACTCCAGAATGGCGATAAACAGACGGCCTCGCTCTGCGTCGGACAGCGCCGCTGTCTGCTCTATCCAATCATAGTAGGCTTTCACGTAGCACTTGCCCATAGGCCTCACTCCTTCGGCATCGCGCCTATGACGTACACCCCGCGCTCCTTGTCCAACCACACATCGCCTGTGTAGTTCTCCAGCGCCTTACTCACAAGGTCAGCGGGTACCTCCAGATGCCAGCCCCACAGCGTGTCGCAGTCCTCCCGTTTCTCTCCGAAGGTAATGGCACAGGCCACATAGTGCGCCGTTATGGCCTTCCTGTAGTCCTGCACGGCACCGGTCAGCTCTGACAGGTGCTGCCGCTGCCGCTGCACCACGTTCTGCAAATGCGTGTTCTGCCTACGCAGCGCCTTGATCTCCTCCTGCATCTTACCCATTCACGTCACCCCCTTAGAAAGGCAGATCGCTGTCGTCCTCGTCCAGCTCCATGAGCTGGCTCTTGACGTCCGTCCGGGGGAACGTGCCCTGCGCGTCCGTGTCTTTCCGGCTGTCGCCAAAATACATATTGTCCGCCACGATCTCGGCGCTTCTGCGGTTGTTGCCGTTCTTGTCCTGCCAGTCACGCATCTGCAACCGACCCTCCACCACCGCCATGCGGCCTTTTGTGAAATACCTGGAAGCGAATTCCGCCGTGCCGCGCCACGCCACCACGTCGATGAAGTCCGTTTCTTTGGTGCCGTCTGCGTTCTTAAAGTCCCGGTCTACCGCCAGCGCAAAGCTGGCCACGGCGGTTCCGTTCTGTGTCCTGCGCAGCTCCGGATCGCGGGTCAACCGACCCATAATGAAAATCTTGTTCAGCATTTCAAATCTCCTTATAAGTAACTTTTTCCAAATTCTCTGCGGAAGTCCTCTTCCGTCCAGCCCTGTTCCTGCATGGCCTTGAGCTGGCCATACCGCCGCAGCCTGCGCATTTGTTCGCCGCTGCGGTGTACGGCTGTCTTTCCGTTCCTGTGGCACCTGTTGCCGCACAGGTACACCACAAGGCCGTATTTTTCGCTTTTTTTGCGGTTGGCACCGCCCAGCAGATGGTGCTTCTCTAACGGATCGCCGGGGTCATTCCTGCCACACAAAAAGCATCTTTTATTCTCCATGCGCTTCCTCCGTCCCGTCCCACTCGTATTCCGGGCAGCTGTGAATGGCGTAGCTGCGCATGATGCCCGCCTTGCGGTCTCCTTTTTTCTTCACCGTAGGCGTAGCGTCCCATCCGGGCGCCGGCTCCGGGCCCTTCCTCGACAAGCTGCAATCGCCGTAGCACTTCTTGCACGTCCAGCAGGGCTGTATGTGCAGCTTGTTCATTTCGCCGCACCCCACTCTCTGTCCAGCTGGTTGTCCAGCAACCGTATTTGCAGCTTCATGGAGTTGATGGCCTCCATAGCGGACTTGTATACCACCTCTGCACAGTCTCTCTCAAACCGAAGCGCGGCGATCTCCGCCTTGCCCTTGCAGATGTCAGAAATGATCGTCACCGGCACGCCGTTGTCACGCTCTGTAAGTATCTGTTTGGCCAGAGCTACCCGGTACGACTTTTCGGCCTCCGCATATTTCTGTCCCCGCCGTTTCAGCTCCGTAATGGCTACATCCAGCATCCGGCTCTTGTCCCGGATGTCATTTACCAGGTCACTCATGCTTCTTCTCCGCTGCGTTGGCCGCCTTCATGCAGCCCCAGCACAGCCGCTTGCCGTATCTATCCAGCGCCCTGTCAGCGATGTCATCCGGGGAATACTTCACGCCCTGGCACGTCACGCCCTTAATGGGGATGCCACAGCTCTCGCAGATGACAGTGCCTTTAGGGTATGTTACAGGTGCAGGCTTGTCGTACTTGCTCCTGTCCGCCTCCCAGTACACGTCCGCGCCAAAGCCCAGCGCCTTACATGCCACGGAGATAGCATCCGTCAATGCCATCTTGAAGCACTCATCGGAGGTATAAGGGCCGTTCTTTTCCTTCGCCACAAACGCGCTGCCGCCTGTGCCGGGAATAGCATCCGACCATGCGCCGTCCACCTTCACAAACAGGTCAATGTCCAGAAACGCGGCCACTTCACCGTTTGCGCCCTGTTCCAGCCGCTTGTCTGTGATGACATACTTCCATCCGATACCGCAAGGGCCGAACTTCTCCGTCAGGGTCTTCAGCCGCCACATGGGGTTGATGTCCGTCTTGCCCTTCAACCGGCCAGCGCCGATCTGCCTTTTGGCGCTGTCCGGCACGCTTCGCACCGCGTTATAGATAGCCAGGTTCTCCATCACTTCACCCCCATGTTCATCCGCTCGGCGATCTCCGCGCCGTCCACCGAAACACCGGCTTTCAGCAGCGGGGCGATGTCGCTCTTGTCCACAGTGGGCGCGGTATACGTCACCTTGTCGTCATAGCCGTTGTCCATGCACCATCGCACCAGCTCCTCCATGTTGGTGATCTCTACCGCCGTGCTCTTGCGGTAGGTAACGGAACACCTCGCCGTCTGGAAGGGATGCCCGTCCAGCGCCCGGTCAACGTATTCCTGCAGCCGGTCACGCTTGCGCTCCATCGTGCGGCGTCGCTCCGCCAGCTCCTTTTCCTCGTCCCGGATGGCCTTTGCCTCCGCGTCCAGGCTCTTAGACCAGCACACCATGTTCTCGATCTTGTGCTCCCTGTCCATCTGCAGCTGCTCGAAAGCATCGTAGTCCAGCAGCTCTCCGGTCTCCGGGTCGATCAGCGCCTCCAGCGCCTGGTCAATGTGGTATAAACTCAAGCTCATTTCTTTTCCTCCCATGCGTCCACCGTTCGGATGCAGCCATCGCACCCAACGGTCTCGCCGTAAATATTCTTGTACAGGGTATCTGTTTCCTCGCCGCACACCGGGCATCGCGGCACCTTGTAGGGCTTTGGTTCCACCCGCGGCTCCTTGTAGTCAAACACGCTCATACCAGCTTCCCAGCCGCTTTCAGCACTTCCCGCATGGGCTTCCGTGCCTTGAGGATGGACATCGCCCGCGCCGTCTCCCGCCTGTATTGCCGCCACAGGTCGCTCAGCTCGTCACTCTGGTAGTACCCGTCCCCGTCGTTGCAGATCATCAGGCCCTGCTTCTTGGCTTCCGCCACGGCCTTTCGCATCTTCCGGTCGGTGGTGTGCAGCGCCGCCGCCAGGTCTTCCCGGCTGATGGCGTTCCTGCGTCCCTTGGGGATCAGACCGGCGATGCGCTCTGTCTCTGCCGTACGCATGGGCATCTCCGCTTTCTCGTCCTCGCCGAACAGATACGCCCTGCTGGCCCGCAGCGCCGCCTCCAGCGCCTCCGTGACTTCCTCCGTGGGCAGGCACACGCCGTTTTCAAAACGGCTTACCATGCTCACGTCCATCCGCGGGTCTGCCAGCTTCAGAATGCCGCTGACCGCCTCCTGCGTCAGACCCAGCTCCAGCCGCCTCTCCTTCAATCGGTTCATCCCTGTACTTCCACCCATTGGCCGTTCTTAACGGTGTACCACACGCCGGGTTTCAGCGTTTCACCATCCACGATGCCAGAAAGGATGGCGGCGATATCTCCATTATCACTACGCTCTACGCAGACAATAGCGTTGCCGATATCGCCCATAACGCGGCCAAAAAATCCGGTTGTCATAGCCACACAGTATTTGCCGGTGGCGGATGCTGCGCCACTCCAGCCGGTGGCGGATGCTGCGCCACTCCAGCCGGTGGCGGATGCTGCGCCCCTCTCGCCGGTGGCGGATGCTGCGCCACTCACGCCGGTGGCGGATGCTGCGCCACTCCAGCCGGTGGCGGATGCTGCGCCACTCCAGCCGGTGGCGGATGCTGCGCCACTCACGCCGGTGGCGGATGCTGCGCCCCTCTCGCCGGTGGCGGATGCTGCGCCACTCACG